CAAATCATTACGGTTCCTTATGATATGCAAGGTGCAGAAAGAGAGGAGTACATTCAAAACTCATTGACTCTCATAGACCCTTATGGTAAAGGGGTCAAATACGAAGTATGGGATGAATTCTAATGAAATTACCTGGCGATTCCAACAAACAAGACAAAGGTGTATCACATGAGATGATGCAGCGATCTCTGCAGTCACAACGTCGTGTGGTGCAGAGAGTTGGATTGCTTGAGGATAGAGTTGATCAGATAGAGTCAGCAGAAGTAGAGCCAGGTGTAGATATTGGTGACTTAGCAGATGGTGCTAAGAAAATTGCTAAGGGTATAGGCAAGTCCATAGGCAAGAACGCACAGTTGCTTGGTGATAAGGCAGGAAAAGCAGCACAAGCAGCGGGTAAGGCAGCACTAGATGCAACTGGCAAAGGTGTAAAGTCAGCAGCAGATGCAACTGGCAAAGGTATTAAAGATGCTGCGTCTGCAACTGGTAAAGGAATTAAAAAAGGAATAGGTAAAGCGGGTAAAGGTCTAACAAATGTAGGCAAAGGACTACGCGATTTTATAAAAGATAAAGCAAAAGTTGCTAAAGGAATTGGTAAGAAGAGTCCAGTTGCTAAAGGTGGTAAAGATGAAGCGGACACTTCAACAGGTAGATCCAATGTAGCACCAAAACCAGAACCAAAACAAAATCTTGTACCAGATCCAGTAGCAGCGATGGGTGTAGATCCTAAAACTGGAGAATATTTGTCGAAGGAAGATAGAATAAAAATATTTAAAGAACGTAGAGAGATGAGAGCACAGGGTATTGACCCTGACTTAGCAGAAGCAGGAGATATATCAAAGGTTGACAAGTTAGAAGATGGGGGAATAGGTGAAGATCAAGTCAAAAACAAAGTAAAAAAAGATTTAGAAGATGAGTTTGAAGTAGATCCTAAGATGAAGAAGGCATTCATGGATGCCTTGGCACTTCCTGCTAAGTCTGCTGCTGTTGCAATGACAGATTTATTAGAGAAAATCCCTGCACCAAGTAAGGAAGCATCTAAGATATTGAACAGAAATATATCTAAGATATCTAACGCATTTAAGTTGGGTGCTGCTAGTGCAGAGGTCGCTAATGATGAGGAAGATAATGATAATAAAGATGAAAAGGGTGGTAGTCTAGTTGGTGGCATTCTTGCTAAGGCAATTAACTTTGTTAAGGGCAAGTTTGGCGGTGGCGGTGGCGGTGGAGAAGAAGGTGGAGGAGATACAGGTGGTGCCATAGTTCCGAGTCCTGGCGGTGCTTTAGTTGGAGATCCTACAGAAGGAAGACGTGCACCATACACAGGAACTGCAGATGGAATAGGACTTGGTGATGGTGGATCGGGAACTAGAGCAATGCAACCGATTAAGAAACGCACCAGTCTCGCTAGGAAGATGTTTAACCTAACACCTATGGGCATGGCGTTCAATGCAGGAAATAAACTGTTTAAAGGTGTACAAAAAATTAGTCAGAGCAAGACATTTAAGAATCTTAAAGGTATAGCTGGTAAAGCATTTGGCATGACACCTGTTGGTATGATGGCAAAGTTCATGATGAAGAATAATCCTATAATGAAGAGAGTGTTTAACAAGGAACAAACTACAAACTTGACAGAACTTACAGATAAAACAATACAAGAGAACAGAGAGAGTGCCGACGCCAAGACTCAAAAACAAATTGATACCGCTGCAGGAACTGGTGCGGTTGCTGCTAAGTCTCAACCTCCAATGCAACAGGAGGGTGGTGCACTTGCTCAACCAAAAATTAGAAAATCCAAGTATATTGGTGTCTATAACACAACGTCTCAATTCTAATGTCAGTTAATACCCAATCTAATTTTCAACTAGTAAATTTCTTCATTGCGGACTACCCTCCCATTGGAGTGAATCAGGTGTTGTATGTCAAATACACTGAAGACATCAGACAAGCTACCATAACCATGGAGATACAGGTAACTGACAGTGAAACTGGTTTTCTATCAGAACTACAAGGCATGGAACCCGTATTCATTCGTATAGCAGACAGTGAGAGTAAAACAGAACTTGGTGGAGAATTTGTTGTTTATGATATACAAGATAGAAGGAATATAGGTGGTAAATCATCTGCTGTGCTCATGTTATGCACTCCAGATTTTTTAAATAACGCTGCTAATAAAATATCAAGAAGATTTGGTAAGGGCATGGGTTTCAAGATACATGATATTGTAAAGAAAGAGATACTAGGTGACTTGATGGGAGTAGTTCCAGAAAGATTATTAAATTTTGAACCATGTGTCAACAACTTCTCATTCGTATCACCATATTGGAATCCATTTACTGCAATCAGATGGTTAGCAGCAAAGGCAATACCAGAATCTAAAGGTAGTGGTGCAGCAGCGACTGCAGGATATGCTTTCTATCAAACAAGAGCAGGATATAATTTTGAATCTTACGACTCATTCTCAGATAAAGAACCTGTAATAAGGATGGTTGTCGGACATACTCCAAAAGATCTAGAGGAGGAAGGAGATCTAGGTATTCTTCCACTTGATTCATTGACTGTAGAATCATCTGCTGACTTGTTACAAGGTTTAAATCTAGGATCGTTCTCAAGTAATGTTATGACAATAGATTTGAAAGATATGAAATTTGAGCAACATCCATTTAACATCAATAAATATTATCAGGATGTCAGGGTTATGAACTCTCGTGTTACACCAGAGTTTTACAAAGGATTTGATACTAACGCAACATACACTAGGATTATGTCTAAGGTATCAGACTCTGCATTATTTACTGAGGGTACATACACACAGGGATTTACAAAGCAACTCTCACAATCCAGTTTAAGAGAAAAATTATTTTATGGTAAAAAAGTGGTAGTGGAATTTGTAGCAGATTATTCACTAGAGATAGGTGAGGTTGTGCAGTTGGATGTATATAAGGGAACTAGCGATAGAGAACAAGACTATGCTCACTCTGGTAAATATGTTATTGGTAGAGTTGAAAGAACATTTAAGAGTAGTGAGGATAAGATGACTTCTAGACTTACATTGTACACCGACTCTGATGGGGAGGAAGTAGAATCATGATGGAGAGTATTGCCAATTTCATAGGTAGAGAGGGGTTCAACTGGTGGATTGGACAGGTAGAGAATGATGGTGCAAAATATTGGAACGCTGAGTTAGAAGATGGTAATGGAGATTTTGATTATGGTGACTGGGACTGGACTAATAAAGTAAAAGTTAGAATCATAGGATATCACAATCCAAACAGAAAAGAATTACCTACCAGAGATCTACCATGGGCACAGGTGTTGATGCCTCCCATATACTCACAACGTTCTGGTATCGGATCAGTGCACCAACTACAAATTAACACTTGGGTTGTTGGTTTCTTCATGGATGGTACATCTGCACAGATTCCTATTGTCATGGGTTCTTTGACTGATGAGAACCCAAGCAGCGGTTATGGTGTGGAAGGAGGTAAAGAAGAAGGATTCGCACAACTAACACCACCAAAATATAAGTTTCCAGATCATAATGGTGATGGTAGTTCTGCAGCTAACACTGGTAGCACAGTCCAAACTAATGAGGAGACTGGTGTAGATGAAAAACCTACAAACAATGAAGGACACAAGAAAGAGGAAGGAGAAGAAACTACAAAGAATGAACGTGGTGCAGCGAAAACTGAGAGTGAGAAACAAAAGGCAGCAACTGATAAGCAAAAAGTAACAGTTCAAGTTGGTAATGGTAAATGTGGATCAGAGACTGCAACTAAATTAGAAGCACCTATGGCAGAGTTTATGAAATTTGCTCGTGGTATAGAGAAAAATGAAATAGATGAGTTTATTAATAAGCAGACTGGTAAAGTTGTCGACTTAGAATATGAGATTAATTTAACACAACAAAGAATACAAAAGAAACTTACTGGACTGACCGCCAATATCAAGGGTGTGGTCATGGAAGAGACCAACAAACTTGTAAAGGAGGGACTTGCTGATCTAAGTATTCCTGATCCAGAATTAGATGTTGCAGTCAGAGATCAATTAAAGAGTGTCGGTGACTTGGTATCTTGTTTATTCAAACAAATGATAGGTGAATTGGGTGATTTTATTAAAGGTATGCTCAAGGATTTGGTGGAGAATGTATTAGATACTGCACTATGTCTAGTTCAAAACTTCCTCGGTGAGATTATGAAGAAGTTGATGGACAAGATACAAGGTGCACTGGACATGTTGAAAGGCGTTACAGGTGCTATCAAAGGTGCAAGAGATAAGATACAAAATTTACTTAACAAGGTTGGTGACTTTATAGATCTATTCTGTGATGGACAGTTATCATGTGCTATTGGTGCATCTGTATTTGAAACTGGTCTTGGTTCAAAACCAAAAGGACTTGAGGCAGCAGCAAAGGCAGCAAGTCAGTATAAGGTCAAACCTCCTAACTCCATATCAATCGTAGGTAAGGGCAATCCTATCAAAGGTTTTGTTCCTGCTGTTGATCGTAATGGACTTAAGAAAGTATTTGACACTGCTACAGGTTCATTGGTTGACCTTGATAGTGCAGCTGGTCTTGCCACTGGTATATCAGAGAAGAACTTTGATACACGAGGACCTTTAGAGAAGTTTGAGGGTCTAAATTTCTATGATTCATCTGGTAATATTTCAAGTGCAGCAGTCAATTGTAACAATAGTATCTTGAATAAGAAACCATGCTTCCCAGAAATGGTATGGGATAACCTACAATCTACTAGTCCAGTCAAAGCATTGCCTATCGTTGATGACATAGGACAGATCCTTGGTATGTTCATGCAAAAGAAAGGCACAAATGTCAATTTAGAAGCACAGGTCAAAGCACAATTTACATGTAACGAACCAGAGGGTAGTGGTGCAGAGTTTAAACCAAACATTGTAAATGGTAAAGTAGAATCTATTGCAGTTACAAAACCTGGCATAGGATATGGATTTGATCCTGCTAGTACATTTTGCCCTAATGAGCAGTACGGTGTATTGGTAAGCAAAGTAGGATTACAAGAACATGTAAATGACGGTGAATATCTAGAACAAGTAAGTTTTGGTAACACTGACGTATTACAAGTGGTCGACGTCGATTATGACACTGATCATATATTATTAGCAACCATAGATCCATCATTCAATCCTAGACTGACTGTGGGATTAGATTTACAAACAAAATCTGGACATCAGTTCGTGTTAAACTTTAATCGTAAGTTCCCAACTCTTGTAATACCACCAAATGCTACAGCAATATATGCTAAGTGTGGTGATGTAATTCCTAAACTTGATGACATAAACATCGTCAATGTCGGAACTAACTATGTCAATCCAATAATTACAATAGGTACAGGATCTAAGAAGAGACAGATTGGATCTGCAACAAAAGATTCTAAGGGAAGACTTGTAAAAGCAACTGTGACAGAACCTGTATTGGGTTTTGTTAAACCTATCGTAGAGGATAAAGGTTTGCCAGGTCAGGCAGGAACTGGAACAAGTGGATTACTCAGTGTAGTATATACATATTCAGGTCCTAGAGAGATTAAGGAGAACAATATCTTACCATTGAAACAATATATTGACTGTGTGGGTCATCCTATGATAAAATCTGCTATAGAAGAAGAGGAAACTGGTTTGACAGATACAGGATTTAATTTAGTAGATGGTTCGGACACTTCTACCACAAATGACACCTCTTCTGACACCGTAACAACAACACCGACTGTCGCTGATCCTGTATCTACACCAGTTAATCAACCAACACAACAAACACCAAGTACACCTTCTACTCCATCAACTCCTACACCACCTAGTTCACCACCACCACAAAATAATCCACCACAACAAGGAGGTTACGGAGGTTACTAATGACTATTAATCCTTTTACAGGTGGAACCAACGATCCAAACGAGACACCTGACGTCAAAATAAGATATCCATATAACTGGGTGCAAGCAACATCTGCGGGTCATATGTTCGAGATGAACAATACCGAGGATGGTGAATACATTCGTTTGCTCAATGCAAATGGTAACTTTCTTAACATAGATGAGAAGAATAACAATAACTTAGTTTCATATAATGATACATATATCTTATCAGACCATAATCTTGTTATAAGAATTGGTAAGGATATTGAAAATGATAGAATGGCACTGCATGTGGTCGGTGACGTAAACATTTACGTTGAAGGTAACATGCATAGTGAAGTTGAGGGTGACAGATTTGATCGAGTGAATGGTAACTACCAGATGCAAGTCGGTGGTGTATGCACTATTCAGTCAGATGAGAACTTAGCGATACAAGCTAAGAATGAAATGAAATTAGAATCCAATGCCTACACAAACAAGACAACGTTCTTGGAAAATGATTTGAGTGAAGGCGGTTCTGTAAAAGAGAACGTAAAGGGTAATTATGAAGTCAAGATTCTAAAAGAGTCATCTACATTCTCCGTTGATAGTGATGGAGATATTCGTACACATGCTTCAAGATGCAGATACGAAAAAGTTGATCGTAACTTCCTCACTAATGTGGGTGGTAAGATGAAAACAAATGTAGATGGTAACAATGTATCATGTATAGACGGAGGTGCATTCTTTGGAATGTTCTCCATACCTGATAATAATGCATACAAATTAAATGTATCAGGAAACATCAAGATGGATGCCAGTGGCAACGTTGATATTGATGGATCTGAGATATACTTGAATTGATTGTAGATTTCAATTAACACACATGACACAACACCATATGTCAGTAAGTAAGCAAGAAGCACAATTTTTAAAAAACATTCTTGCGAAGCATTTAGACGATTTCGTCGAGGAATTGGTAAGAGAGGATAAAACAGAGAATGCCATGCAACACATGAAAGACAACAGGGAGACTGGAATGATACTGCTAGATAAGACAGCAGAAATTATCAGAAGAGCATCCAGATCAGAATCTTCTACATTTTTTTAATGATAAATAACTTGGAAGGAACTATTAGACAATGAGCACACTTACCATACATGATCTGCAAGGTTTCAGCACTTATTCAAATCAAGTGCGAATTCCTAGTGGTCATCGTCTACAAGTAGATGGAACGATAAAGTTACCTACGTGGACTGACTCTACTAGACCTAGCGGTGTAGAAGGTCTTATTGGCATTAATACACAACAAAAAAAATTAGAAGTATATATTGATGGTGAATGGACAGGTGCAGCTGGTGGTGGAACACAAGGTCAATCTGCTGCTGATCCAGTCGTTAATACTACAACATGGATAGCAACTAATCCTGCTGACGGAGATTACTGGTTCAAACCAACTGGATATTCTGGTAACGCTATTCAAGTATATGTAAATACATCACAGGCATCTACAGGAACTGCATGGGTACAAGTTGCAAGAGGTAGAGAATCAACTAACTGGTGGCAAGGATCTGGGCAGAACTATGCGGGTGGTGGATTAACAAGCACATACTTACAGCAGAACACTCCAATCGCTGTTGCACCAAATGATTTCTGTAGTGCGTTATGTAGTTTCAACTGGCAGAACGCAAAGATATTAGCGAATAGAAGAAACAGACCAGACTCATGGTATTTTGAAGGAACAACATCTACCAACTGGGACTGGACATATTTCCAACAAAGTGCATCTAGTGTAAATGCTACTGCTACACAAACCAGTGGATTTTTTAGATCTGGTAGCACACAGATGAACTGGGGTAGTGGAAACCGTTGGACAGATACGTTAGGATATGGTGGTGGTAACAACTGTGACCGCACATTTATGTGGTCATGGGGTGGTCACGGACCTTATCAAGGTTGGTCTGGTGGATCTTCCTGTAACCCAAGTGGCGGTTTCGTTAATGGTAACGAAGGTCACGCAATTCAACTTGTAAACGTGTACTTACTAGTACAATAACATTATTCTTACATTATGATCACTGATGTTCTCCCTCTGTTTGCACAGAACGTAGTCTGCTGCAACCTATCGCTTGATACTCAAGCACTGATTAAATTATTAAAGAGAGATATAGTCAGAGATCCCAATAGGGATTTCTTCTTAACAAAATCTCACGAACTTCATACGTTAGATGAATATAATTTCATATCCAAACCTATATTAGAACAGGTAAAGACTATATTTGATGACATATATGAATACAAGGACGTAGAACCTTACATCACATTGATGTGGGGAACTTCTTGTGACTATGGACAAAAGATACATTCACATACACATCCTAACTCGTTTATGTCAGGGGTGTATTATCCTCAAGCTGCTCAAGCACCAATAAGATTCCACACTACACCAAGGACAATAGTTCCTGATTTCAAGCATCCTAACATATGCAATACTGTAAATCACATACTAAATCCTATGGAGAATACCATGTTGCTGTTCCCATCTACATTACAACATGAGACTGCAACTAATTTTCAAGATGAACCAAGGTACTCTGTATCATTTAATATATTCCTTAAAGGAACGATTGGTGGCGAACCACTAAGCATCTTGCACATTTGATGATAACGTGTTATCATTATATCAGATTCTATCTTTTTTATTAATGTTTTACGACGAACAAGAGACACTACAGAAAGTCATAGTTGACATTCCCTCAAGAACATTTACAATAGTAAGTGACAAGGGCGACACAAAACAGATTGCATGTAACTCTGAACAGTTCATGCGAGTACTTGAGGTCGTTCGTGAAATGGTTCCAGTTACCGATGTGAGTTACGTTTAATGTCTTATAATCATACATACGCACAAATCAAAGATATCTTGAAATCATCTAAGAAGATGACTAAAGAGAAGATGCTAGAAATTGCTAAGTTAGCAATTGTTGAAACTATGGGTTCAGAGATGCCAGAGGGCACAGAAATTACTTGGGATAGTAAACTAGGTGATGACTTGATGCTAGATAGTTTGGCAATGGTAGAACTTGTCATGTTCTTAGAAGAATGTTTTGGCATTGAGATTCCCGACGAGGAAGCAGGGCACATTGTTACTGTTGGTGATGCCATTGAGGTAATTAAGAAATGCAAAGCAAATAAAGGTAAGAAGAAAAAGATTTCTGCTGCTGCATACAAGAGTAAGCAAACAGTAGTTCCACATCCTGATAGTCCTTTCATGTCAAAACCCGCAGGACAGGGTATTGGTAACGATTTCTCTAGTGAGGAAACAAAGAAGGCAATGGAAAGACTACACGATGACATCAAAGAATCTAAAGATAATACCGAACTTTCTTGAGTTCTATACGTTTAACGAATTATACAATCAGTTTAATAGTCCAAACTTTCCATGGTTTTGGACACAATCACCTGGTGAACCAGAACAGTATGTAAATTTACTATATTTTGATCACCAGTTTTCCAGTGCCATGAATCCTATTATCAATAGGTGTCTCATGGCAGCAACGGACAAGTTAGGTGTGATTGCAATATTAAGAGTAAAATTAAATGCTACACCAAAAAATGCACCAGAGCAAGAGTGGCATACTGATTGGCAAATATCCACACCAAGCAAGACTTGTGTGCTATACTTAAATGATAATGATGGTTACACTGAATTTGAGACTGGTGAAAAGGTGATGAGTCAAACAAATACTGCAGTTATATTTGACACAAATCTCAGACATCGAGGTGTACCTGCTACAAATGTACAACGTAGAATGCTATTGAATATTAGTTACTTTGAAAAATGATTAAAACTTTTTGTGAATGGTTCGAGGGTGAGTTTGATAACTGGTCACAGGCAGCATCAAATCCTACAAAGTGGGCACATATAATAGTAAAGCATGAAAAGATAGGTATGAACATGTATCATACTACATCACGTTACAG